GTAGTGATCGCCGCCGCTGGCGTCAATGTCGGCGGAGTCGATCCAGGCTGGCAGGGCCACGCCGTTGGCGTCGTCACCGTACTCCTGAAAGTAGATCAGGCGGTTGGCGCGATCCGTCGCTACCGGGTAATTGGCGCGCCCCATGTCCAGCCACGCCGTCCTTTCGATCTTGCCGACGGCCCACACCTGCTCCCCGTAGTTATAGATCACATAGGAATCGTTCTCCAGGGAGTTGGCCGAGGGATAGAACCACCACACCTCGCTCATGGCATGGTTGTGCCCGGCGTAGATCTTGTAGGCCTGGGTGTAATTGAGATCGGAAAAGACATAGTCCTTCACCGTGCAGGGCAGCTCCTGCACCGTCCCCGTGTAGGCGTAAAAGATGCCGCGATCCATCCAGAGCACGATGCTGGCGGCGTTGATCATGGCGTTCGGTCCGATGATCGACAGGTTCTGCGCCACCGGCTGGAAGCCGAACACATAGGGCAATCCGATGTACTGCTGCAGCCACAAGCCCAGATCCGTCCAGATCAGAATCTGCCCGCTGACGGTGCGCATGGAGCAGATGATGTAGGAACCGGCGGAGAGCGGCTGCGAACCGGCATCGTTGGTTCTGAGCGGCGTCCAGGTGTAGGCATCCTCCTGCGCCGACCAGCGCACCAGCAGGGGATTGGGCAGGGTCTCTCCGAAGTCTTCGCAGCCGTACGCGATCAGGTGCCGGTCGTTGGGCGAGGTCAGAATGCACTTGGCCGTCAGGGGCACGTCGGCGGGCGTGAAGGTGACACCGTTGACCGTGATCGGTTCGGTCAGCGGCACGGCGGGCGAATCGAGACCCAGCTCTTCGTGCCAGTAATAAATGGGGCCGCCGCGTATGTTCGCGACCAAGTCCTGCCCGAAATTGTCCAACGTCCACAGGCGCAGCTGGTTGACGGTGGGATCGTCGGGATTGAGCTTGGTGGGATCGAAGGCGGTGCCCCAGCCGGAGGCCGGAGGCGACGGCGCGGGATTCGGCCCCATGATCTGATCCCAGCCGCCCCATGGCGGAATGCCCCAGCCCTGCCCGATCACCGCGTCGTCCAGGCCGCTTGAAATATAGAAGGTCGCCGTCGGAGTGCCGCCGCCGCAGACCTGCGTCGCCGAATGCGTCTGCGCGGGAGCCTGGAACTCCAGATAGTTGCGGTCGCCTCCCTGGTAGCCGGTCACCTGAAACTGCTGGCCGTTGAGCATGGCGGGCGTGAAGACGTCGAAGCCGGTCGCGCCGCTGAGCGTGAAGTAGTCCCCCACGGCGGCTCCATTCGAGGGCGCGTGCATCACCATCAGCGGGCTGGTTGCGCCCACCGCGCAGAGCGAGCTGGCGGCGAGCGTCATGGTCAGCCGGACCGGCGTGATGTCGTAATACGCATTGCTCCACAGGATGTAGAGCTTCGACGACGTGCCCATACCCAGGAACTGGTGGTTGCCTTCGTTGTTCGACCACTGATGGATGTAGCGGCAGGTCCCCAGAAATGGCGTGCTGATGATCGCCTTCCAGCCGCCGATCTTCTCCGGCATCCCGGCGCGGAAGCGCACCTTATCGCAGTCGTACCAACCACCGCCCTGCGTGTAGTTGGTCGTCTCCCTGACGATGCCCGCCTGAAACTGGATCTTCGAAAGCGGCATTGAGTTATTGCGGCGTGGTAGGACGCTGGAACCCTCCGAGGCCCGAGCCCGCCGGGGTCTTGGCGAGGCCGTCCGGTTTGGTCTCCGGCCTCCCGTCCGCGTCGAGCTGCGCCATCAGCGGCTCCAGCCAGCTCCGGTCAGCCCCGATCAGGAAGCCCGGCTGCCACTCCTTGAGCATGCGCGAAATCCGCGAGAACTCCGCATCGTTGAACTCGTACACCTCGCTCGGCAGCATCACGTTGTTCGCATCCCAGGTCACCTGCTGCATGCCGTTCACCTGCGTCACGCGGTAATTGATCACCTCCTTCTCGCGCGCCGTAAGGTCGATGCGGTCCTGCAGCCTCCACAGCATGCGCAGGTCATCGAGACTGGCGCGCTGCGCGCCCATCAGGGCGTGCAGATTCAGGCGCATCGTCGGATCAAGACTCAATTTCATAAAGCTCCTTTCAGGTCACAAAAACTGCGTTCGTCGGATCGCACCACAGAACCTGCGTGCCGGTGCCCAGCGCGGCCTGCGCACTGGCGAGATCGGCGTACCGGGGAATCGCCGCTCCCTGCGCGAGCGCCACTTGGCCGGAGGGAAACATGGGCACCCAGTTCGCGCCGTTCCAGCCCAGAAACTGGCCGGGGAGCGCGGTGCCGCCCGACAGCTGCTGCGGGTTGATCATGATCGAGGGCGTCGCCGGAAACGAGGCGCGCACCGCTCCGATGGTGGTCTGCGGGATCGCCGGGACCAGCCAGTATTCGTCGTAGACCGGCCCCCGGTCCAGCTCATAAGTGGCGGTGTAGTAAGTCCCCAGCGGCTGCGCGCCGATGCTCGGATAACAGATGACCGTGACCGAGCCGTCGGGACCGATGGGATAGACCTGCTGGCCCCCGGCCACGGCCACGCCGCCGAATATAAAGGGCGGCCACGTCACCACGATCCTGCCGGTGGCGATGGAGCCGTCGAAGTAAGTGACGATATCGTGGATGGTCGTCAGCATCCGTCGCTCCAGGCGGACTCCAGCGCGCTCAGCCGGGCTTCCAGCTCCTTCACCGCGTTCACCAGGGCCGCGATCAGGGGGCGGTCGGACAGGCTCAGCATGCCGCCACGGTCCGCGTCGACAGCCTCGGGGATGGCTTGCTGCACATCCTGCGCCACGAAGCCGACGTGGTCGGAATCGGAAGGAAGTCCGCTCTCGGGCCGCCAGCGGAAGCGAACCGGGGAGAGCTGCAGGACCGCCTGCAAACCCCCGGTGAATTGACCGAGCACGTTTTTCAGACGGCTGTCGGAAGAGACGTAGAGAAACCCCTGTGTACTCATCACCGTGCCGCTGGCCAACAGGGGAAATTGGATGCTGCCGGTGCCGACCTGAAAGACGAGCCTGGGCGATCCATTGAAAAGCTGCAAAAACTGAAAACCGCCCTCATTGGAGCCGGGACCTGCTTCGAACGCATTCCAGACATCCACCTCGCCTTTTCCGCCAGTCATGTTCCAGCCAAAGGCCACCCCGCTCGTACTGGCGGGATGCGCGGTGGTCGTGTTCACGGGGAGTTCCACCAGGGCTGGCGACGTGATCACGGTGGAATTGTTGGCGGCAGTGTAGATCGAACCCGAGCCCACATGCAGCCTGCTCCCGTCCCACAGCAGATTGGCCGAGCCCCCGAAGGCACCGTTGTTGTTGAACTGGATCTGCTGGTTCGCGCCGCCCGGCGGCGTGTTGAAGGTGAGCGCCGCGCCATTAATGCGATAGGTGCCCGAGACGACGTTGACGTCACCAAACACCGTCAGCGGATAGTTCGGGCCGCCCCCGACGCCCACGTGGCAGGTGGCTAAGTCGATGGTCAGGGGGAAGGGAGCCTTCCAGGCTCCATACGCATCATTCGTATTGGTGATCCCCAGATAAAACGTCGCGCCATCGTTGCGAAAAATCACGCCGTAGGGGCCATACGCCAGACGCAGCTGACCGCCGCTGCCGATGCCGGTGACGGTGAGCGGATCGGGGATGGCCGCTGGATTGGTGATGCCCAGGCCTCCGGTGAGGTGCACGTTGCCCTGCGCGTCGGTAGTCAGAATCCCGTTGAGCGAACCGACCTGCGCGTTGCCGGTCACCGACAGGCCTGCGCCCACCGTCAGGCTCCCGGTCACCGTGCCGTTGCCGCTCAGCGTGGCCGCGCCGGTCAGCGTCGTCGTGCCGGTCACCTGCAGATTGCCGCCCACGCTCACGTTGCCGGTCGCCAGCATCGACGTGAACTGCGGGTTGGCGAGCGCGGAGCCAACGCTGGCGGTCGCGCCGCCACCGTCGCTGTAGAGGATCGCGTCACGCCCGGCCTGCAGCACGAACTGACCGCCCGAACCCTGCGTGAACGCAATCCCGAACCCGCCCGAGGTCTGGTTCGACATGAAGTAGATGTGCTTGCGGGTGGTCTGCCAGTCGATCCGCACCGTGCCCTGCGAGGTCTGCGCTCCGGTCCAGATGATCAGCCGGTTGGCACCGATGGGAAAGTCGGCCCCGTTGTCGGTGAGGAGCAGGAAGGGCGAAGTGGAAAGCGGCAGCTGGACGTTGCCGTTCATGGCAAGGTCCAGCGTGTTCATGTTGCGGTTGACCGTGACGCCCCAGACGTTGGCCTGCTCCCCGGTCGCCGGAAGCTCGATCCCCAGATTCTGCGTGTAGGTGGAAGGCATCAGAGTTCCTTGTCTCTCCAGATCAGCCGCTGCGCCGGAGCCACCGGCCCCCAGCGCGCCTTGGTCGTGCGGCGCTCCAGCCAGCGGAAGGACTGCGGCGCAGTCTGCTCCCAGAGCCCCTCGACGCGCACCCAGCCCAGCTGGATGGTAAGCAGGGGCGTCGCCACCGGCACCGTCACGCTGCGGGATGGATCAGTGGGAGTCATGCGATACGAATCAGCGCCGTGGTCGGACCCGGCGGCGGAAACTGCACGTGAAAGCTTCCCTGGTTGGACGTCTGGTCGCTGCCGAAATCGAGAATGGCCACCGCCAGATCCTGCTTGGAATGGTTGTAGAGCAGAGCGGCGCGCGCCGTTATCGAACTCGCGGCCCAGACCGCGTCATCGAAGCTCGCGTACGCGACCTGCGCCATGGTCAGAATCTGCGGATTGACGAGCAGCTGGCCGCCCGCCGTGTAACCGGGACCGGCCACCTCGCCGCCGGGATTGTAGTTGGTCGTGAGATCGGGATCGAGCGTGGCCGCCGACGTATAGAGCGCGAGCATGAACTGGTCCTGGTCGAACGCATGACGCCCCGACAGCAGGTCGCGCTTGAACTGCGTGCAGATCTTCGAGCCCGCGATCATACCGGCTGCCTCACGTCAGGTTCCTGGTAGGTGTCTTTCTTGGTGCGGCCCTTGGCGTACGACTGATCCATCTGCAGGTCTTCGGCGAAGGCCTGCGTGAAGCGCTGGTACAGCTCGGTCTCGGCCTTCATAAATTTCGCGGCCTCGACGAGCGAGCCCGACAGCAACGCGTGCTCGAAGTGATCGCCCAGCCAGCTGGTCCCGGTGACCGTGATGGAGGCGGGCTCGTAGAAATAGCCGAGGTTGGTCGCGTAGCCGAAATCGGGCGTCGGCCCGACCTTGAGGGACAGGTTGTCGAGATAGGTGTAGAAGCGTGGAAGTCCCTGGATCGTGACCGAGGGATAGCATTCGTCGATGAACTCCGGGTCCTTGTTGAGCAGGTAAGTGAGCGCGCCGTCGCGGTCCACCACCTGCAGCGAATCCGGTGCCAGGAAGTCCGTCGGCACCGCCACCAGCTGTTCTCCGGCGACCAGCGAGCCGGACACGTCCTTACGGAACTTGGGCAGACGAACCGTCAGGCGGAGGCGCGCTTCGGCCAGATGGATGAAGTTGTCGATGTTGGACACAAAGCTGGCTTCGAAATCCAGAGAGTAGGTCTGAATCGCCGCGCGCAGCTCGCTGTAGTTCATCCGCCCTCACCTTCAATAGATCCCCGAGAAGCCTTTGCCGCGCTCCGCCGCGCCCGCGCCGCGCACCACGCCACCCTCGGCCATCTTCTTGGGCGGAGGGATCGTGTTGGGGAAGCCCCGGCGCTGCTTGGCCGCGCCGCCCGCCGCCATCTTGTCGCACGCGCCGCCCTGGCGCATGCCGTCCTTGTCGGCGTCGACGCACTTGCCGCCGCGCGCCTT